CAGTTTATAACTTTCTTATAATTATTATATAAAAATTTATAGAGCATTTATAAAATTATAAGCACCCATTCTGTTATGTTTATTAAATCTGCCAAACTAAGATACTTTTCTTCTCTTTAATGACCTCCTTCTCAACCACAATAGGGTCGGGCATACCGAGTTTGAGAGCATCGCCATTGTCGTCAACGAGTTCTATGTTAGAAGTAGCGGTGAATGTTTCTCGTCTGAATCCGTCTGAGAAATTCTCATCGGGAAAGTCAATAGACACCTCAATTTTTACTCTTCCTTTTCCTAAGTTGTGGTTGTCGAAGAATACTATCAGTTGTTTGTCTGCGACTTGACAATTAGAACATACTCCGCTCTTCCTCTCTGCCTTGAAGGTGGTAAACCCATTTCCTGCGGTCGCCTTAACAGTGAAATCACAATCAGGAAAGACTACTATTTCACCACCTCTCATCAGCTTAATGCCGAGTGGGAAGTCGCTCTTTCTGTTGATTCTTAATATCCCGTCAACGTGTCCGCTGCTTTCGTTTCCTATGGTTACTGTTTCCATTATCCCAAAATATTAAATGTTGTAATAATAGTAAAGCACACGCCTTCCTCCCATAGAACACTTCGTTTCCGTCTGATGAGATAGATAATGCCGTATATCACCCAAAAGACAAGAAAACGATAATCAGTAATCCCGATTAAGAGTTGAGAGGAAATGGCTGCCGTGAAAGCCCCTACCATGTGAAGTGCTTTGCCAATAGTCCGATAGTGTGGGCTTGCTCCGACCATCATCATTCCAAAAAGGAACACAATGCCTAAAAAGCCTACCCAACCACTTGTGTTTACAATCATCTGTGGTGTCATAAGGAAAGTACCCACGACAATTATAAACGTGAATACATTTGGCGATTTAACAATATAGGCGGTTTCAGAAAGGCTACATAATGGGCAGCCTTTCTTTTTCGCCATTAATATTGTGTACACCATTAGTAGCAGGCTTCCGATAATGCTTGCTATAAGTACTGCTATCTTCATAACTGTAGTTTTTCTGGATAGCCTTTCGTGAAGTCGTATGCGTTCACTTCCTCTATTGACGACAAAGATGCGATAGCCGCCTTATGTTTGACCGTCACCATGAAAGTTGCATCCGCATAACGTTGAATCTTTGCAAGGACAATCTTTGCCGTTGGAATATCAATCGTTAAAGGTTGTCCTGCAATGGCAAATGTGATAGTCGTTTCGCCAAGTGCTTCTGCTGCGTCAATACTCACATTATAGCTTGCACGTTCTGAAGGTGTTAACCACGTGTGCATACTTTTAAACGTGAAGTCGTTTACATCTGATGACTGATTGAACACGTCAAGTTCTGCAAGTTTTCTGTCTTTCGCATCTTGCAGGAGTTGCTCTGCTGTTTCTGTTTCTACCTGCTCATAGCCGTTTGCCTTGAGCGTTTCTTCTGTTGGGTTGACAATTCTAACCCCTCCTACCTCGATATAAACACCGTTATAGGTGTCGTTTCCTTTCTTGTATTGTTTCATAAGAATTATTTAATTTATCTAAATTACTAATAATGTTAAAAATATTAACCTCATTATATACCCTAAATCTACATAAAGGCAAATACGTATCATTCGTGATACTCGCTGAGAGGGCGAATTAATTTAGCTAACCAAAAGCTACTATACTCTTGCTTATATCGTTCAAAACTTGAGTTTGGAACATAGATATATTTTAAATTCTCATTCAGACTATTAATAGAAGAATTACTAATTTTAGGAGGAGTTTCTGGTAAAAGAATAACTGCTGTAAGTTTCTTGTTTCTTATTATAGATTCTCCCATAATTTCTTTCACATTAACTGGGATAGTAATCTCTTTTAATCCCGTATTAAAAAATGCTTGATAAGATAATTTTACAAGTGACTCGGGTAGTTCAATAAAACTTAGATTCGTGCAATTAGAGAAGGATACATAAGACCCTACTAATTCCCCTAATACTTTGATGTTCTTAAAAAACTTGAACTCTTTAAAGTCTCTTATATCCTTGTTGTTTGTAAACTTAGTCCCGATGGAACTAACAGCAGCAGCTTCCTCCATAGAGAGTTCTCCATCACCGTCTTTATCCCAATTTTCTATGCAGATACGCCTCACTTCGGGGTCTTCAAAATGCACAAACTTTGGATTTTTCGCCACGTTTGCAAGCAATTTCTCGAATAAAATCATAACGTTCCTCCCATTATTAAAAGTCCGTTAACGATACACGCTTGATATGTCTGCCCCTTTTGTGGCTTGAACACATCGCCTATCCACTTTATATCACTTGGTAGAGAAAGTTCTGTCCCACTCGCTGGTGGGCAAGTGAACTGAAAGCAATACTCGGCAACAAATTGTGTGTCTGTGTTTGGTGCTAAAGTAAGCGTAAGGCTATCAACGACACCCCACACGTGCATAACATTCGGTGTGAGTGCAAATACCTTATCATTTGTCCCATGATTCTGCAATCGGAGGCGACCATCAGCTCCATTCGTGCCATTTATGCCTTTTTCGCCCTTGTCACCCTTCTTTCCTTTGAGCATTGTTACGCTCATCTTCTTAAGCGTGCCATCTTGTGCTACCACTGGTAATGACGAGAAATCCTCAATGTTATCTGATACTGGGAGTTCTGTGATGTCCTGCGACTGCCCTTTGATAGTTTCTATCACCTCGTGGACGATGCCACTCTTTTCTTCTTCTGTCATATCTTTATCGTTAAATGGTTATTCAAACTTTGGTTTGTTATCATCGACTTTTACATGAGCCGTTTTGAGATATTCGCTGAGGAATGGTATCTTTTCAACAGCCTTTAATGTAAGGACGTAATAAATAAACCCTGCGATTTTCCACATAGTCGTACCTTCGACCATCATAAGTTGCCAGTTGCGAACTATATTTGTTCCATAGAACCATATTGCCACCCAACATAACAGCTTTACGACTCCGTAAGTTTCCTCCTTTGGTCCCATAAAGTTACCAGTGACAAACACGCATGATGTTACAAAGAAAAATAGACCACAGTGTACAAAGAATACACCTGCCTTTTTCCAACTCCAATCTTCACCATTGAGCTGTCCTGCGATGACACCAAACACAAAATTTACAAAGAATACAGTAAACATTGCGTACATTAAATCCTTGATTGGGAAGAAAAAGGTGAGCAAACCGCTCAACACAGTACAAATCACGTACTTAAACTGTTCTAAATAATTCATACCAGACACATTAAGACTCCAATAACTGAACCCACCAACCCAGCAGCTATATCCTTAAAGTCAAACTGCTCCTTGCGGATGTAATAATCAACACACTCTTTTGCCACCATTAGCAGCAACACACCAACAATAGCAGGATACGCCCACGCTTCAACATGGCTAAACAGCCTACCAAGCACGAATGCAACGATAAGACCTGCAATGAGGTGTAAGTACTTGTCGCTACCGATAGTAGCGAGCTTCCCAAAAATCCTGTAAATACAATCTAATGCTTTTTTCATCTTCTTTTATTTTAAGTTAATTACATAAGAAATACATACCACTTATTTGTTGTCTTAGAATATACTACTCGGAAGGTATATTTTATATCGCCACTTGTTCCATTTAAAGAATGCTTAAAGGTGTAAAGGTTCTCGATAGGGATATTATCTGTCGTTGTGAAATTAATATCTACACCTTTTACTGAGTATATAGTAAACTCCTCTCCGTCTTCTGGGCTTGAAGGCAATGTAAACGTCTTTGTGCTCGAACTAACAAACAAGATAGAAGAGTCGCCTAAACCAAGTGAATAATTCTCGCTAATCACCTTTAACGAACGACGAAAACCACCATAAGTGCCACGCAAAGCGAGTATGGCATGATTATTTTTCCATCCAAATGTAGGGTCCGGGTGTATATCTAAGAATATACCTACCTTTTCAAAGTCTGATCGTGGCTCATTCCTCAGACTTAACATCATATCCTTTCCAGCAAACTTCTTAAGTGGGTCTTCACCTAATATAACTTGCCTCTTAGAGTTCTTGTAGTTATATATTAAGCAGTTGTCAAAGAGTGTTAATCCGTCACTATCTTTTCCATAACCTATCATTCCATGCAGGATTTTCCAACCAGCAATAGTTCCTTTGTTAGTATTGATAGTTCCCTCAAATGTACTATCACCAGTTACTGTGAGATTCTTAAACTTTGCTTCTTTTGCATCAATCTCTTGTGCTTGTATGCCATCTGCAACGATTCTTATGGCATCAATCAATGCTGCTGACAACTTGCCACCTTCTATAAGTACAGTTTCCTTGCCAGTGTTATCAACGAATACAGTCTTGTTAGACTTAACCTTGAACTCTCCATTTTCGAGCTTCGCTTCCACTTTCTTCACTCGCTCCTCTGAACTTTCCTCAACACTTGGAATCCACTCAGCAGCAGGGGCTGTTCCTTCTGTAACGACTGCCCAATTAACCGTAACCTCGCCATTCTTACCTTGCGGCTCTCTGTTAGGGGTAGGGTATGCATCAAAGACACATACACCATTATTAGGTAACTCATTAGGAGTGGTAAATGTATAATGCTTGACAGTGTCTTTTGCACTGTTGATTTCAAGATTTCCACCACCAGCACTCCATGCCCAGCCATCAGCAATGATATATGCTTGCAAGGTCTGTCCATTTGCAATCGATTCCTCACTGGTATGACCGCTAATAGTCATTGTGTAGGTCGTGTTTGGCTTTAACTTAATATGCGTATTGCCATTGCCATATCCATATGAGTGGTAAGTCTTTTCTAACTTACCCCCAGTAAGGAGGTTTCTTACACCAGTTCTCAGCCCATCTACTATTAAGCTGATACTTTTTGCATCCTGCTTGATAGTCGTAATATCCTTGCCATTGGTAGATACACTCTCACGCATATCATTGACTATCTTTGTGTATGATGCCGCCTCCATCATCACTTGAATAGTCCTTGTTTCAAGAACATTATTACCGCTTTTTAACTCTATGGTGAAATAATCAGGACGATTTACTGCCTCGATGTAGTTTTCAAGCCTAAATGTACCTTCACTTTTCATGCCAACAGAGATAGGCACGTTAATATTTGTGTTTGTGGCGCAAGACACGTATAATTCTCCTACCTTGCCTTTCTCGGTGATAATAGTACTGCCCTTCACGTGTTCTATCTCATATCTAAACGTGGCGCTCAGTACTCCTTCTGCATTTACCATAGCATCCTCACGAACGGCTTTCAGGCGGTAGAACTCTGCTGACTGCCCATCATATACATTGTGAATTGTTATCTGTCCTCTTGCTTGCATATTAGCTATTGATTACGCAGTCAAAGGTTGCACTTGAAACAACCTCCGCTGCCGTTATTGTTAATAATCGTCCTATTTTTTTATGAGCATCATTCCATGCTCTATCTGTTGAGCTACCGCTATTGCGCATCCATGACCACATAGAAGGTGGATATTCGTTAGAAACATTATCTGTACCCTTGTAGAGTGTCGCCTCCAACACTATACTACCTTTTCCATTACGGATAGAACCACTCTTGACTACAACTTCCAGACTATACACATCACTCTGTGACACCTGCTTTATCCACTTCCTACTGCTTTCTGTTGGTGCTTCGTTGGTAGTGTTACCTATCCCAACGTTACAAAGCCACAGAGAGCCTTGATACGAGAATCTATCATAATGACCTGCGGTAGTTCCGTCAACCCATTCTCCTCTGTCGCACACCAAAGATCCACTTACTCCTGTACCTGCTGCGGAGATAATCTCGAAGCGGTCAGAACGCACCTTTGTTCCTCTTGGCGAGAACTCATTGACGATATGACTTGTAAGGTCGTAGTTGTTGATTCCTGCATAGTCCACACGTTTCCCCTCTGATACATAGATGATGTGAGCGTATTGCCTATCGGTGTCGGTCTGACTTCCTAACTGGATAATGTCATCCTCAGCCTTTGGGATGTCATTCTCAGCCTTTGTATCATAGCCTATACAAGTATATTGTTTGCCGTCAATAGTAAGCTCAAGCGTGCCACGAATATCAGAAAGGTCTACGAAGTGGTATAATTTACCATTGATAGTTTCCGTTCCCTTGTTTACCACCAAACGCCAATAGTACCTGTTTGCAGAACTGCCTGCTGTGCGTGATACAAGGTTTGACGTCTTGCACATTGCTTGGTCGCCAAGCCTCCAATCGTTGCTTGTACGTCTGTCGCCATCATCTGCCAAGAAATAGCAACGATAAGCTGTAATTGTCTTTCCATTTGGAGTAGTGCTATACGACAATAAAGCATTGTTCACAAGCACCTGTTTGTGTGCCGATTGGAAGTAAATGGTACTCTTTACGATTGGCACACCTGTATTATCAATCGGAATAACATCACTAATATGCGCACTTGCTGACGTGAATCCAACATCGCCAGTAGTAAAGGCAAGTCGTCTATACTCCAACTCTGAGAAGGTCGCTTTCTGCCTTACATTCAATTTATCTACCTCTGCTATTGATTTCCCATAATCGTCCTTGTAAATACCAAAGCCAGCACCATCGAGAAGACCTGAATGGAAGTCACGGCTTTTAACAACATTAGCAATCAGTTCTCCGAGTTCACTAAACCCATAACCATTCTCACCAACAGCAACACCCTTCAAGAATGTAATCAATTCTTGGGCGGTGTCGGGGATATTCTTTCTTAGGAAGCGTGGGTCTACATAATTCTTTAGAAGCTCACTTGTCTGTGTGGAGTTCAGTCCGCTGCCGCTGAAATTACCCGATAGGATATTATTGACATCCTCCTTTAACTGCGAGATAGTACCCTTGACAGCTTGATTGCCAACGGTTATCTCCTGAATAATCGGGTAATCCAGCTTTGTAACCAGCCTAAGGACACGTGTCTTTAACTGATAGCCAAATCCATCGTCAAATGTAACTTTCTGACCGATATAAAGGTTTGGGTTCTTTCTTTCGAAAGCTACCGCATTAGAGGAGAATGAGTAGTTGTTGTTATCCTGCGCACGTCTTTTTATCTCCTTGATAGTTCGTGCTGCTAATTCTTCTTGTGCAAGCTTCGTTTCATGCTCACCCATTACGATGTTAAACAGTACGACCATATTACAAGTGAAGTCTGGGAGAGTATTTCCTCTTGGGTAAAGTCCCTCGCTCTCATTGGTAGGGATAATGGTATCTCCGCTTTGATACTTGAGTATTTCGTAATCACCCTTTAATATGTCAATACCACTATCACCCTCGTTTGGCTTTGATGCTATTGGATTGTTTAATTCGTGGTAGTGGAGTTCAAACCCTTCCTGCCCGTTAGGCTGTCCAACAAGTCCCTGCGTAAGGACATCATATTGCCCATCTACTGCGTGGGTGTTAACCTTAAATATTCCTTTAAGCGTGTACCCTTGTAACACCTGCTTTGTTCGGTCTATCTCATAGTCATACCAATAGTGAGTAATGATGTTTCCGCTTTCGTCCTTATCGTGAGTTATATTGATAGCGGTCTTGCCAGCTATCTTTGTGACAGACGGGAACGCCAATCGCATATACCAAATAGTATATGTCTTTTTGTTTCCTCTGCTGTCAAGTTCTATTGTGTTTGTCTGAGAGTTCTTGAGATAACGCACGTGCTTACGGACGTTATAAACATACAAATCAATATGCGGATAAACATCATCAAAGGAGAGCGCAAGCGTTTGCTTGATTTCTCCTGACGCTTCAAATGCCTCCTTTGTGATGACGTTCCCTTCTGTGTCTACATAGATATATCCGTCAGGGTAAACAGACTTGTCAAGTCCTAATCGTGCAAGCGTGGCAACGTTACCAGTACCCACAAGTGCCTTTTTAGACATATTCTTTGTTGAACCCTGCGGATAGAAACAGTTATAATACGGCTCTTTGCTATCGCTTACAGATGCTTTCTGTATATTTTCGTGTACCTTTAATGTCGGAACTTCCTCGCCAAGGTTAATGCTTATCTGACCGAAATACAAAGCCTTATGCTTCCACGATAAATGCCATTCACAAGCGTTATTCTTGCAGCCTTGAGCAATAGAAGATAATACGGAAAGTATATCATTCGATGATACGGAAAATGATACGGAACTATCTACATTACCGCAAAGGGTGAATGTAAACTTTTCGCTCTCTGTCGTTATATTGAGTGCTTCATTAATAGCCTTACAAGCGTATTCAAGTGCGTTTGTTGTTAATCCGTCAAATGGCCACTCCTGCTGCTTGATAGGGTTCTTATCCGCATCTGTGGTGTCATAGAGAAACGGAACACGTGAAAGCCACATCAAAGGGTGCTGAAATTCGAGGGTGTACTTAAATCCTTTATCGTCTTCTGTCGGTGTGTATGGACTGAGTAGCCTATACTTCAAGCCGTCATCAAAAGGTATAATATACGCACCTGCTGGCAAGGTGAGTTTTACATCACTCTGCCATGATAACCTTACAAGGTCACTTCTGCCTAATTCTTGCTCGTGTTCTGCGCCCTCTGTCAGTGTCGCATCGAGTATCTTGCTGTTATGAATGTCGTATATTACCATAATCGCAAAGATAACAAGAAAAGAAAGGGTATGGGAATGGGATAAAAACAGAAAAGCCACAACGTTTTTGTTGTGGCAAATCTTCTGATTATATGTGGTTAAATTACTTTGTAATAGCTTGCTGTGCCTATCTTTAGGTTATGCACACGCTTTACAAGTTTACGACCTATATTATAACTATCACCACATATACAGCGACCTAAGAATTTATCCCATGTTAGGTTATTCATGCAGATTGTCTTTGTGCTGCCATCGTCTAACAATATGGTATCACCACGTTTAATATCTGATTTGTGTACTTCTTCAATGTCGCAATCAACGATAACAACATTGTTCTGATGCTTGTAGCTATATGTAATATGATAGTTCTTCATTGTCTTTGCTTTTAGTAGGGTAGGCGAACCTACCCCGATGTTGATTTATGCTATTCTGACTAAGTTTGCTTTTTTGAAACAACGCCACTCGTCTTTTTCGCAATCAAAGTACACTTGACAAGTGTCTGCTGTCTTTTTCTCGCCCTTTGTCGCAGGTATTCTGTCGCTCATAAGAGTGCCGTAAGCCTCTCTCAGAGTGCCGTCTACTTTCTGAAAGTAGAACTTAACTATTCGCTTGCTAAGGGCTGCTTTCAACTTGATGTTTGCCCAAGCGCACTTTAACGCTTCTGATAATGTATAACCATTCTTGCGCACGAACTGCCAAGCAAGATTCATTACCTCTCTCATAGTGTTCTTTAATGTAGTACTCATAATCTTTATAGTTTAATAGTTTTATACTTTGTTTCTTAATCACAATGCAAAGGTAAATAATACTATTTACATAAACAAATAAAATGATAATAAAATTATTACTATTAACATAATTTAGTAAATAGTATTGTTTACATTATATATATAATAGTTATCTTTGCAATATGAGAATAAAAGAAATATTAAAAGAAAAGGGTATAACTCTTTCGCAACTTGCTGACACTATGGGCGTAAGCCGTCAAGCATTGAGTCGTCAAGTGGCAGGAAAGCTGCTTGTAGAAAAAGCAGAAGAAATTGCTACTGCTCTTAATGTGCCTATATGGCAGCTGTTCGCCTCGTCCGAAGAAGTACAAAAGGAAAATAATAACATTGTTTGTCCCCACTGCGGAAATCCTATTAAAGTAACCATAACAAAGAAATGAAGTTTAATCAGTACACATGGGACTTGTATAAACAAACCGATATCGGCAAGAAAACTATTAGTTTATTTGAAAACGCTGCCCATGATATATCTATATATGAACTTGTTTCCAAATATAATCCCATGGAGGCAAGGTTTTCAGATAAAGACAGTATGGAAGATTGTTGTGAACTTCTATGGGAACTTGCAATCAAGAAGATGCTATTGCCAACCAATATAGATGATGCACGAAATCTATACGAGCAAATAATAGATGGAGCGATATTGTTTGATGATGGAGAACCTTTTATAGAAAAAGCGGACTATAAAACATATCTCATGGCTAATATGGATATATCTTTTATGTTGTTTTTCAAGGCTCCAGAGTATTTCTTTCCTAATATATTCCGATACCATTTCTTTGACCTTATAAAAGTATTTGATATATTCGATATAGAATTGCCATTACCACCTAAAAAGAGTAATTATAGGGCACGGTGTATGTATTATTGGGAACTATGCGAGATACTATATTCTTTTCGTAAAGAAAATGGACTATCTCCGTATGAGCTATGCGCTATGCTTTATGACTTTGGTCAAGGGCTTACAAAGAATATTCCAACAGAATTGCCGAAACCGTCTAAGGCTTGGTTTATTGGCGGTAAGATTATGCCAATAGAAGATTTGGATTTTACATTTTGGCAAGCTAATGAGGATACTATGCGAGGAGATATTCTCATACACTACGAAACCTCTCCTATATGTGCAATAACATGTATGTGGATAGCGCAAACAGATGGTGTTATAGACCCGTTCTTTTATTACTATGCTAACACATACATAGGAAGTAGAATAAAGCTACCACATGTAACTTTGCAGGAATTAAAGAACGATGAATACTTTTCTTCTCATCCACTTGTCAGGAAAAACTTTCAAGGAGTAAATGGATGGGAAATAAGTAATAGGGATTATCAAGAGTTTTTGCGAATAATACAGACAAAAAAGTACGATACAAGTAAATTACCAGTCTTATATGCGCCTAAAATAGCTTGTACAAATATAAAATTAGAGAAAGATGTAGAAGAACATTTATTAATACCTTTACTTGATAGTATGGGTGTGACAGACTACATGCGACAAGTTCCATTACGGGCTGGACGCGGTGAAAGAATATATCCTGATTTTGCGTTGCATTGTACAAAAACAGATAATGGCTACATTGCCAAAGTACTTATAGAAGCAAAACTTTCCATGCGCAACAAAAAAGAAGTATATGCAGCGTTTCAACAAGCTAATTCTTACGCACATTTGTTAGAATCACCTATTATAATTCTCTGTGATAAGGAAATGATTCTTGTTTATACAAACGAAAATGGTTTTAATAGGAATAGATACAAGAAGTTCTTTTGGGAGGATATGAAAAATCCAGATAAGTTTAATGAATTGAGAGAAATAATTTACGAATTAAAATATGAATGACCTAAATCTATTCGCAATCGTGTTGATAATTTTCGGCATATTGCAAATTATCCTTTTCTTCAAGTTATGGATAATGACAAATGATGTAGCTGCACTTAGGAGAAAATTTGCTCCACAAGTTGAAGATGTACAGAAACCGCGTGATTTACTCGGCATGTGCGCCCGTATTCGTTCAAATGGGAAGCAAGTGCGCGTCGTTGCTCGTGAAAATGGTCAATACAAATGTGTTGATAGCGTAACTAACGAGCCATGTGGCACTTATTTCTATGAAGAATTGGAAGTGTTAGGGTAGCCGTTAAGCTACCCTCTTTTTATGTCCTATTGGTGGGGTTTGGCTCTATGAAAGCAATCCCGAGCTTTGCAAATGTTCGTTCCGTATTCCTTGCAAAGGTGCAACTCTTACCAGTGTATTTGAGATGATAAACATCCGTGCCGTCATTAGGAACTTGTATTGACACGTCGCCCCCTCGCATAACATCTATAAAGGATTTGTTCTTTGCGTTGAAATCTGCCACATCCCTGCCCTCCATAGTGAAGTTTAGGACAATACTGCGCTCATTGACCTTAGGAGTGCCGACATACTGAACCCCGTCTTGTGTGCGGTCGTTGTTGGTGATGTACTCCTTCATTGGGAAATATCCGTTAAGGGTATCGAGAAAGCCGTCACCCATTCTTATGCCCCATTCTGTAAAGGCATCTTTGCCGTTAATGATTAATTCTGTCATATTACATCTTTTTAAGTTCTCGTTTGATTTCTGACATATCGCCACTCATTGTTTTGAGCGTTTTATTCATTGCAGACGTGTCATCGTGGATACCCTGCAACTCAAGATATGAGTTCGCTTGTATAGTTCTCAGTTCGTCTGCAATAGACTTCTGCTCTACCGCTAACATCTGAACATCTCGCATAGATGCGTCCATTGTGCTTAATTTAGAAGTCAGAATATCCTTTATCTGGTCACGTGAGATATTTCCTGCTGTGGTGAGTGCAATGATATTACTTGCCTGCTCAAAGGTGATAGACGTCACTCCATTAGCGGTTGCCGTCTGTGAGCTGTCACCCTCTTTTGTGATGTCGAAACCTTTTGCAGCAAACCCCTCTTGTAGCTGCTTTAACAGACTTTGTGCTACTGGTAAATAGGTATTCATACTATCCACTATCTCTCCTGCAAGGTTCGCTGATGCTGCTCCGAGTTCGTTCTCGTTAATAGCCTTCATCGCATAAGCCTTGTATAAGTTAGACAGCTTATCCTCATACTTGCTAAACACATTCTTCAAAAGAAGCTGTTTAACCATATCCTTTGAAATATCCGCAAAGGTCTTTGAAGCCGAGTTCTTGAACTCAGAAAGAGCATCTTTGCCGTCTTTGAGCCATGCCCATACGGCATCTGTCATATCAGACACCAAAGGAGAGTACATCTTAGACACGTACTCATGGATAGACTTATTAAACTCATCGTATTTCTCTCTAAGTTCAACGAGTTTTTCCAATGTCTCCTTTGCTTCGCCTTGTAGCTTATGTCCGTAGTTCTTTAAGACCTCGTTAGCGAGTTCCTTATCAATCATGCCATCTTCTCCGAATAGGTCTTTGCCGTACTTCTCTTTTACCCATTCTTTGAGGTCAGCTGTTTTCTGACCTCGCCAAAAAGACTTATGCTGTGTCTGAATGCGGAGGTTATCTTTCGCTGCAACTTGCCCATTCTTATATGTGATAGAACTGACAGCAGAATCGATAGCCTTTCCTACGATAGCACCAGCAAGACCTGCCACTGCCACACCTGCTGCGGTAGCTACTGTTGCCGTTACTGCCGTAGTAGTCAACGCACCAATGACAGCCGACCCTAAAGCGCCGATAGCTGCTGTTCCTGTTCCTGCTGTAAATACACCAGCCGCAACAGCCGCAATGGCGGTAATACCTGCTACGATAGGCACCATAGCCTTTCTAAGACCCGAAGATTTGTCGATATACTTCTCTTGCGCCTCATTGAGTTTCTTGTAATAAGACTCAGCTACTTGCCCATGTTCCTCATAAGCATCTTGCAAACCTTTCAGACCACTGTCAGAGAACCAATTACTTTCCTCGTGGCGTGCTTTCATCACCGCAAGACGATAATCATTCACAGAGTCACGGAGTTTGTTTATCTCGGCTTGTTTCTGTGCCGCTTTCTCGTATAAGTCATCTTGGTTAGGAAGTACACTGCTTAACATCTGCATCAGCTGTATAGCAGCGCTGATAATTGCAAGGATAGCGCTTGCCGACTCAATAGATTTCATTGCACTTGAACCAGCTTTCCCAACAGCGGTGACGCCATCGGAGATAGTTTGGTAATAAGTCATAACAGATCCAAAGAGAGAGAATATCTCTCCTGTCTGTCCTCCTATCTTACCGCCTAACTCGCCCATCTTGTCAGCTACGCCTTGAATAGACTTCGTGAGGGTCTTGTGTGCGTTTTCTATCTTATGGGTAGTCTGTGTTACCTGCTGACCTTTAGCAGCAACGTCCGCCTCTGCATCTGCCAACTCCCAATATTCTGCGACCCACTTTTTAAGGTCTTTATTGTAGCCTATGCTCTTGACAATCTTCTCTCCGCCTTTTACTCTATCTCGTCTGCTCTCAGCGGCTTTCAGTTCGTCCTGCTGCTTGATTAACTCATCGGTGAGTTTCTTTATCATTCCGATAGGGTCACGACTGATAAGCTCGTCAATCATTCCATTGATAGCATCGAAGTATGTCTTTACTCCTTCGGGGTTGAGCGCCTCTCCTGCTGCTTGTTTAACCTCACTGAACCTACCAATAAGGCTGTTTAGTGTATCGGTAGATGCCCCTTTGAGGTCGTCAAATGCCGCTACATAGTTAGGGTCTTTCTTTAGCTGTTCAAAAGCAAGTGTCATCTGTTCCTTGCCGTAGTTTGCCCTCGCTTCTGTCAGCGTGCGATATAAGGTGTTAACTCTTTCTCCATCACCACGTTTCTCAGCTTCTGAAATAGCCTTATATATATCAGATACCTCTTTTGAGTATTTCTTTACAAGGTCTGTCTTCTTGTCAAAATAAGACTCATTGGCTTTGATAAGGCTATCTTCATAGGCTATCTCTGCATCTTTGAGTTTAGCAATTTCCTCGTCATACTTATGCCATGCTGCCTTTGTTTTTGCATCATAGTTCTTGTACTCTGCATCTGTATAGCGGTCGTTAGAGGAAGCATAAGAGTACTCAGAGCTGTTGTAGAAGTTCTTTCCCTTATTCTTTGGGTTTGCCTCCCACTTTTGCTTAGCTTGCTCGATACGTTGCTGCTTGATGTCCTCAAATGCTCTGTCGATAGCCTCTTGCTCTTTCTTGCGGTTGAGTTCTATCTGTCGGAGTTTCTTCTCGTTGCCGTCTTTGAGGATGTTTATCTCTGCCTGCTCGGTTTCGTTTGCCAAGTCCTCCGCTTTTCGCCTATTCTCAAGTTTCGCTTTTGTTTCAATCTCAAATGCTTTCTCGTTGGCTTCGTTCTGATGCTCGGCTGCTTTCTCTGCGGCTTTTGCTGCTTTTTCACGTGCTTTCTGTGCCTTTTCACGTTCTTTCTGTGCTTTCTTAGCTGCTGTTTTGGCACTCTTTGCACTTTTAGCAGATGCTTTCTCCTCGCTATCTAACGAATTCCCCGATAGTTTCTTGTAGCTTTCGTTAGCCGTATCAAGTTTCTTTTGAGCCTCCTCTACTTGTGCAACAGTCGCTTTGCCACTTTTTTTTAGGTTTTCCAGACGAGTTCTTGCTTTTAATACTTCTGATTTTGCGGCATTTCTTGATGCAACCCATAGCGGTTGAGTTTTTCGTGATTCCTTAATACCATTTACATAAGTAGATAGTTGTTCTATCTCCTTTGAAGTTAAAGACACCCCCTTTAGTTCTTTATAAGGGAATACGATGTTTCTCTTGCTGCCTTTATTTTTCTCTAAAGTTTTTGATAAAGCATTAAGCCTCTGATTGCTCATTTTACCAATAGTATCTTGGTATCGAGATATTGCATTACCAGCCGCGACTCTCTTTGCTTGATATCTTTCTCCGCTTGCAAGTCTATCATAATATTCCATTATATCTTTATATGGAACAAACGCACGCACACTCCACTCTGACCTATTATGTGCTTTGGCATACTGAGCAATGGCATCATCTTCGATTTTTGAATCTTTATCAGATATATTACCTCCGCTTAGTTTCTTTTCTCCATTCGCATGGAGTGTTTTACTTATCTGAGTGTACTTATTAGACTGTTGTATATGTGATTCAACGGCTTTATTACCATCTATTACAGCTATTTCACGCTTCATTTGGAGTATATTCTTCAAATGCCCCTCCTCGTCAATATACTTCTGAATTATAGAAGGATAACGTGAAATAAGAAGATTCATAGCTTTTCTTCTGTCATCTGTAGCTGATTTATCATCACTTGCCACAGATATAGCCTGCTCCGTAGCTGCTTTATATTGGTCTTGTTTTTCTTTTGCATCTTTGAATGTTTCATTAAGCGTATTTTGAGCAGCATCAAGTTCACTAATACCATCACTTGTTGCTATGATTGCTCCAATAAGAGTTCCCAAAGCCGCCGCTGCTGCTACATAAGGATTGGCGAGCATTGTCATATTGAGCAACTTTGTAGCCTTTTCCAACAATAGCATACGTGTATATGCAAGCGTTTCAGCAATGGTATATCCATTTGTTGTCATTGTTGCTAAGGCTACAGCCGTCCGATATATTCCAAACGATGTAGCAAGACCTACTATAACACGTCCTACCTGCTCGTAGTTCTCGACAAGGTACGTTGCAGCCTGCACGGCACTCATAACAACTCCCTCACCCTTAGAGCCTATCTCATTGAACATGTTATCAAAGGACTCTTGGAGCATTGAAATCTGACCATTGAGAGTCTTTGCGCCCTCTGATGCCATACCAAAGAACTTACCACCTGCACTTGTGGCAGAGATAAATGCATCCTGCACCATCTTTGAAGTGATAGCACCTTTCGACATCTCGTTTTTGAGTTCACCGATAGACTTGCCCGTTTTGCGAGCGATTTCCTCAAGTGGGTTGAACCCAGCATTGACCATTTGCATGAGGTCCTGTCCCATCAACTTTCCTGCACTACTCATCTGTGAGAAAGCAAGTGCAAGGGAGTTGAACTTCCCTGTGTCACCCATAGAGATGTCACCGATAGCCTTTAGGTAGTCAATAGACTTCTCTGCCTCGATACCAAAGGATGTCATCATCTGTACCGCACCGACCATATCCTTTGTGTTCAGCGGAGAAGCAAGGGCATATTCTTTAATTTGCCCCATAATATTGCTGAGACGTTCCTCGTTACCACCTAAGAGGACTTTAAGGGATGTTTCCATGCTCTCGAACTCTGCACGGACGGATATAATCTTTCCTGCGAGTTCCTTTAATCCCATACCGCCAAGAAGTAACCCACTCATCTGTTTGAGTTTACCAGTTAGCATATTCATGGTTTCTGCCGTTCCGCCACCTTCCTGCCTTAATGATGCGTACTCGTCACGGAGTTTCTTTACTGATAGCCTTGCCGTTGCCTGCTCTTGCGTGAGCGCAAATAAAGAAGCCTTTTCTTCATCAAGAGCCTTTTTGGCTGCTTTCCACTCTGCAAGTTTGGTATCAGATGTCAAAGGAGACGACTTAACAGACTCACGATAAGCCTCTCCCAAACGCTTAACATCAGCGGCAACGTCCCTAACTACTCCTTTCTGAGCAATAATCTTCTCTGTAAAGTCATTGACACCCTGCGAAGCTGCAAATATCTTCTGCTTAAAGTCTGTTTCCATTGCAGCAGATGTTTCAGCAATCTTACTTGTGACATTCCCTAATTCCTTAGAAGTCTGTTGTAATTTACTATTCAGCTTATTAAAGGATGTAGGGTCTTGAATAGCATCTACACCTTTAATCTCCTGCTTTAACTTCGCTATCTCATCTCGTAACCGCTGAACCTTTTCATAGTCTGCTTGTACACGGAATTTCAATTCTGCCATACCTATTTTCTTCTCCTTTTTGCGAGTTCCTTACCACTGATTTTCTTCACCACATCACCGAAAGCCTCGTGTTGCTTGTCTTTCTGCATGATAATGAGGTTACGATAAGGAATTTGATTAACTACTTCGTCATACGTCAGATGCAAGCTATCCATGAATGACGCTATTTGCCCCAAAAGGGTTTTATTTCCGACTACTTCGGTGTTGCTGCCAGCAGGCTTGCGTTCTTCGTCAAACTGACAGCTTTCAAGAAAGGGGCAATGCCGATAAGGTCAAAACCTGCTGCAAGCGCATCTACAACCTCCTCAAGAGTTCCATTGCATAATTCCTTTGTCTTGGATAAATCGCCCACCATAAGCCACGAGAGAGCCTTTGCGTATGCTTCACTATCCTTTGCAGATAGGAGCATCTCTTTTATCGAACTGCCCTCTGATAGATTTATGTCACTGATACACGATATAGCACCTGCCAACCGCTTAATAGTAGGAGGCTGAATAGCGTATGCTTGATTATTCACGTAGACAATCGCATAGTCATTGCCTAAGATTGCATCTGATACTAATTTACTTGCTTTACTCATACTGAAAATAAAAAAGGGTGGAGGTGGTCTTTTCGCCACGTTCCACCCCGATGTTATCCTGAAACTTTACCTTATGCCAAAGCCTTTACCTCTGATTCATCAAAGTTATACTCTGGCGACACGCCATCAGCAGTAGGAGCCTGAACAAGACCCTTGACTGCAATAGCGATAGCCTTATCGGTGTTTGCCTCACGTGCTACAATCTGGCAGTTAGGGAAGATGAACCATACATCGTCCTCAGTCAGACAGAACAGAGCCTTCTTGATGACAACCTTGTCAGTAGCTCGTTTCCAACCAACGATGTCATCCTTATCAGAGCCTGCACCGCCCTTCTTGATGACTTCACCACCCATAAGAGCAGCTTTGGCGGCATAGTCATACTGACCGATTGAGAACTGAGGGGTAATCTCTCCTTGAGTGGTGTCATAGCGATATGCCTGACCCGTGAGTTGGTTCTTGTATGGAGTAACGGAAGCCTCACTTTCCTCAATGTTCCATGTTTCACCATGCACGTTCAGCACCTCATTCTTAGCTGTCTTAGCAGCCTTGATGATTGTACTTGCACTTGCTGCGGTAAGGTCATTCTTGATTACGGAAATGTCAGCATAAAAAATCTTCTTAATGCCGACGGCTGAAATTTTTCCCATATTTACTTTACGTTTAATGCGTTAAACAATATTCTACAATTAATAAAATGGCACTTCAAAGCAGTGTCCGCTTCAATGTGGATAGTATCTATCTCATAGTTGTACCTTGTTCCGTCAAACTCACCCGTTACGCTTTTGAAGAGTTCTTTTGCCTTTCGCTCCAATTTCTTTAATCGGAGTGTGTTAGCAATTTTCTCCCCCAAATCGGGAACACACAGATTGATGTCACAAAAGCACTTCTCCCAATATTTGCTCGGTGTCTGTCCTTTCACGTGGATAGTGATACGTTCATCTTTCAACTCCCCATTAATGGTTTTGCCGAAAGGAACTATCTCTATCCCAAACGCCTTGCAATCTCGGTAGAGAATATCTGCTATGTCGGTAGTTACTATCATTCAAACATTTCTTTTAGTTTCTTCTCTGCTCTCAATGCAGGGTCACTCAGTACAACAAACCCCTTTGCCTCGACATATGATGCGTAAGGAGCGGTGTTCTCTAATGTCAGCCCGTCCTCGTCTACATCGTAGGCGTTGGACGTTCTCAAAGTAAGTGTGTGGTCTTGGTATGTTCCGCTTTCCTCTGCGTCCTTTACGGCTGCATCGCCAACGTCTATCATACCTTTCTGAACCTCCCACTCTAAATTATCAAAGAACTGGTCTACATCAGAGAAATCACTATCTATAACCATAATTCAGAGTTATTGAAATAGTTAGCATTCTTTACAATGTAAACCTTGCCTTCTCCTCGTACGTTTTCCCCCTCAAGACATCTTACCTCTGTACCTGCTTTAATATCGACATTCATCTCACATACTACGTGGAAATTAGGTCTGTACACATCACCATTAGGAGAGTTGAACTCTTTTGTGGTGTTGTCATCACAACGGCACTTACAGAGCGTTACCCACTCTTCACCTCCCGTGTTAGGGATTGGGTGTCCGTATTCGTCCTCTTGGAGTGGTGTTACCCTTTTAACCTGCAATATGTGTGGCGCGAATATCATAAGATGCGTATCTTCGGTTTATTGTCGTTGAGTTCATCCTTCAATCCGTACTTCTTACAAAGGAGAGAGTAATAATCTTTTACGCCTTGAGTGTTCCACGACATAGA